ACCTGTTGTAATACTATCTAATGCTGTTGGACCTAGACCTACATTTGCTGTACCGCTGGTTGTAGCATCGGATAAATCATTAATCTCACTAGCACCACCTGCAGAAACTGCTTGCCAAGAACTCGTGCCATCACCATCTTCTCTTAGGTATTTAGTACCACCAGTTTCACCCGTAGATAAAATTGATGTACCCTCTGGCGTTCCACTAGCAGCATCCTGCCAAGTACCAGTACCACTAGCAGTGTTAGTCAATACCTGACCAACTGTACCTGCTGTTGGAACGTGTAGATTACCTGCACCTGTAGGGTGTGTGTAATTGTTTGCTGAAGTAGCAATAGTGTCTAACTTAGCACCATCTACAGATACATCTCTTCCATCAAAGGTTGAAGTTGTAGTAATAGCTCCCGTCATTGCTCCACCCGCTTTAGGTAGTGCGTTATCCGCTGTAGTACCTTGAGTAGAAGTAGCATAATCAGTAGAATCAAAAGCTTTTACTTGAGCAAGGTTAGTTACCTCAGAATCCATCAATGCACCTGAAGCTGTTACGTTAGTAACATCAGTTACGTCAGCTAATGCTTCGATACCGTCTAGTTTAGTTTTATCAGCAGCCGTCTGCATACCAGCAACAGTTGTAGTAGCAGCAGGTAGAACAGCGTTAGTTCCATCTGAACTTACTACAGTGTTAGTAGTAGCAGTTGTGGTTGTAGATAAGTTAGTAGATACGTTAGTTACTTTAGCTGTATTCGCTACGATTGCATTAGCCTGAGCGGTAGTTATTCCAACCTTAGCTGTATTAGCTGCAACAGAAGTATTTGCAGAAACTCTCGCTTCCGTGTAATATTTGTTTGCAGCATTCTCAGATACATTTGAAGTATCTAAAGTAACAGCACCAGTCTTTCCAGCAACACTTAGAACAGCACCGGTTGGAGTAGCTAGTAAAGTGTAGTCTGCCATAGTTCCAGCAACACCACCATTATGTACGTAAGACTTGTTCTCATCTGAGCGAACAACAACGTCACCTTCTTGAGCTGTCAAAGCTAAATGTGCAACTTCACTTACAGCAGTCTGAACAGTAGTTAATGCCACTGCAGTTACTGCAATCTCACCAGCGCCACTGATAGATACACCTGTTCCTGCTGATAATGCAGCTACCACGTTGGTTGTGTCTGTTACATCTGCAAGAGCTTCAATACCATCTAGTTTAGTATTATCGGCTGTTGTAAAATTAACCTGAGTTAAACCACCATCTCCAACTGTATAAGTTGTATCGGTGAATACTGCTCCTGCTGGAACATCTGTTAATACCTGTGTGTCATCTACCTTACCATCTAAGGCTGTTTGTAAGCCTGTAATAACAGAAATAGCGTGATTAGTGGGATGTGTATAATTAACCGTACCTGCGGCATCGACACCTAGATTAGTCCTAGCTGTACCTGCGTTATTTAAATCTGATAAGTTACTAGTAGCAATCAAAGCACCTGAAAGAGAAGCATAAGCTGCAACCCAAGTAGAGCCCTCATAGACCTTCATAGCATCAGTAGTTGTATTGAAGTATAAAGTGCCTGCAACTAAGGCATTACCATCATTGTCTAGTGTAGGGTCTGAAGTTTTCTGACCTAGATATCTATCATCAAAGGAATCAAAAGCTGCCAAAGCGGAATCTCTTGCCGCCTCTGCTGCCGCTTGAGCAGTTGTAGCACTAGAAGCTGAACTACTAGCACTCGTAGCTGAACCAGAAGCCGCTGTTGCCTGAGTTGTTGCTGTAGCTGCCTTAGTAGTAGCTGTAGTAGCACTGGCTGCTGCGTTAGTAGCACTGGTTGCTGCATTAGTAGCAGAGGTCGACGCCTCAGAAGCTTTAGTTGTAGCTGTTGATGCTTGAGTTGTCGCTGTAGTAGCTGAACTAGCTGCTGCTGTCTTACTACTTTCTGCATTAGTTTCAGCTGTCTCTGCATTAGTTTCTGCTGTTTCAGCGTGTGTCTCTGCTAACTCCGCAGCAGCCTGAGCTGTCTCTGCATCATTCTCTGATGATTGAGCATTATTCTCTGATACTAAAGCTGCTGCTGCACTTGCTGCACTTGCTGTTGCTGCTGTTTGTGCCGCAACTCTATCTGCGTCAACACCCGCTTCGGATGCCGCTGCTGTTGATGCGCTTGAGGCTGATGCTGTAGCTGACGTAGCTGAGGTTGTAGCACTATTCGCTGCATCTGTAGCTGAGTTCGCAGCGCCTGTAGCTGAGCTCGCTGCCCCTGTTTCAGCTGTTTCAGCACCTGTTTTAGCTGTTAGAGTTTGTGCGTATAAAGCATCTATCTCGGCTTTAGTAGCTCCTTTCGTTAAGTTAACTTGCATATTTACCTTACCTTGTTATCTATGTGTATTCTACCAGAAAGTAGTTTATCATATTTGTTGTCACTGATCTTCTTGACATAAACAGAATACTCTTCTAAGTTAGATGTTACCTTAGCAGTGTTCGCCTCAGAGATAGTCAGTTCGTACTGTTCACTCGTAGCGTTATGGGTGAACTGAATCTCACCAATAGAGGCGCTCTTAAAGTAACAGTTGTAGTCTGGCTCTAAGTCAGTACCAGTTACGGTATCAAAGTTTAAATTAAACTCATACTCGTAACTTGGCTCAATATAAATATCTAATATTTCTTTTGGCATTAGTAGTAATATCCTTTTACAGTTTGAGTTTTATCTATGTAATTAAGGCTGCTATTCTTTTTTATAAATTTCATAGCACCTGTAAACATAGACCAAAAGTATTGAGCTTTTTGGAACTGCTCCATATCTGTGTCTTTCTCATACGCCTTACTTAAAAGGAAGTATGTGTATGACTCCTCATCACCACTTCTAATCGGATCGTTTAAGTTATCGTCCGCAGGAAATGCGATATGTTTGAGTGTAATCGTTGTACCAGTAACAGGGGTATTAACATAGATAGTATCATAATCCATAATAATGATGCCATCAGCATCATTATCCCCGTTACCATCGTCAGGGTACAGTTCTCTATTAATTTTATCATTGTCTTTTGCTGAAATATATCTGAGTACACCGTCTATATTGTACTCGTAAACACCATCAGATAAAGATACACTTGTGGTTGTGGGGTTCTCTTTACGCTCGGAAGCTAAATATCTCTTACCTTCATTGTATAAATCAATAAATTCAGAGTCACTCCAATAGACTGCATCAGCGTCTTGAAGTTTGTCCCTTACCTTGGCAATTAGTTCTCTAAGTGTCATTGTATATCCTTATGTGATGATGTCAGAGCCGAAACCCTGACATCATTTTAGCTAATTTTAAGTAGCGATGTTGAACTTGATAGCGCCGTAAGACGAACCATCAGCGTTATCATCAGTACCATCGTGTTTAGCTAATGCTACACCACGAACAGAACCGATCATAAAACCTGTTTGGTTGTCATAATCAAACGTATCTTCACCATACATAATCTCTTGGCCGTAACCAAGAAGAATAGCGTTAGCACCCATAAGAACTGGAGCGCCTACTACTATTGAACTATGCTCGTGAACAATAACACCGTTAAATACACCTAACGAACCTGTAAAGATAGGGTTGTCCATACCTCTATTAGCTGCGTACTGATTGAACGTTTTAAAGTCATCAGACTTACGGAACGCTGCTGCATCAGAAGGGTTAACTACTAATACGAAAAACTCTTCGCCGCCCTCAACCTTAACAGGCTCAATCTTACGAGTCGTCTTACTAGCTGCAATGTTGTTAGCAGATGGAAACATCGCTTCCTTCTTCATGTCAACAATCGCATCGTAAGTCACACCAGTACCAGTGATAACAGTAGTTAATACTGTGTCACAAGTCTTAATCGCAGTGAAAATAGCTTGGTCTTCATTGTAAGCTAACCAATCAGTTAACTGTGACTTAGCGTCATTACGCATGTTAAACGCAACGCGTTTCTCATCCATCAAACCAGCAATCTTAATTGATTGACGTAGTTGATCGATAACTACACGTTGGTAGTTGTAAGTCATCGCTTCGTTGTTTACAGTATAAGTACCTGATGCTTCACCCTCAAGAGGAGTGTTACCAGTTACACCTGATGTACCACGAATAGTGTTAGAGTAACCAAAAGTAACCGCGTCGCCCGCTTGCTTAGTTAGATCACGTTTTACAGCTACGATTGACTTACCGCCAACACCTTTAAATTTACCGAAGAAAGTTTGCTCTTGATAGAGTCTGAACAGATCGGCGTTCCATTGTTCCACAGTTAAACCGTGGCTTGTTGCAATGCTTGTGCTTGCCATTTTTATTACCTCATATATTAATTAAAAAAACTACATTCCACCGAAAACTGAAGTAAAACCATCATCTGAACCACCTTTCTTACCAGTTGACGAGCTACCAAGTGAGCGCATATTAGGCGGTATTTGCTTTTTCGGGGTATCTTTATCGATCCCTAATTCAGCTAACACTTTATCTCTAATCTCACTCTCAAGCTGATCCTTCTGTTGCTTATCACTCAATTCTCTAGTTTCTAAATTGGCTTTTAAGAATATATATGCTGCTTCATACGGGCGAGAGCTTGTATTAAACTCTTCCATAAACTCAGGGTTCGTTTGAAACGCCTCCTGAATCGATTCCGCATTTACAACATCGAAATAGTCCACGTTCTTCATAGCATACGCGTTTTCATCGATCCTTAAATTTGCCATTTGAAGTTGACTTAACAATGTCTTGTAGTTTCCTTCTGGGTCTTCCCAAAAGTCATCTCCAGACGATGTCTCATCATCTCCAACCATTTTTTCTTCTTTTTCGGGCTTACCCTGTCGAAGCTCATTAATGTATTTGTCTTTATCACGAATACGTTTATTTGCTTTTTCAAGTTCAGCCTTCAAAGCTGTTGTTTCGTCATCTGAGGGTTCTGTGTCAGCCTTCACTGTATCTGTTTCTTCAGCCTCTTCTGCTACTTTGCCATCCTTATTAGGGGTAAGCGTATCAGAATCGATTTCTTCAGGGTTATTTGAATCATCTCCCATTACTGGGGTAGAATCATCAGAGCCAATCCCTAGGTCTTCCATTAATGAAGCCACTGGGCTCTTATCTTCTTGGGTAGCCATAACGCATCCTTTTTCTTTTTATTACTAAATACACTATACCATATAAATATAGTGCGGTGTTTGCTACGTTTAAACTCCAGCTAGAGTGTATCTTAGGGTGGTAGAGTTAGGGTTATTAAATAACCCCACCCATCTTATCTTTTACTTTAGACACCTCGTTGTCTACAGCTCTCGCTGTTTGAATCTGCACAATCTGACTGTCCTTCTGTTGTACCTGACCGCCAAGCTGTTGAATCTGTTGCGCCATCTGCTCCATCTGTTGTTGAGCTTGCTGTAGTTGAGACTCCATCGCGTAATACTGCTTCAAGTCCTCTGCTAACTGATGTTTATCTTTGATCGAACTGTAGCGTAGTAACACCTCCATCGGAATCGGACGAGATGTTTGACCTTGTATCTGCATAAGTTGAGCGAACTGCTCTTCACGCTCGTTAAGACCTCTTGGAGCGTCCTCAATAATAACATCAACGTCATCGTTGGTCATATCGTTAAGTTTAGCTAGAGTACCATCATCAAGTAAATTAACTTGGTTCAACGGCATAAACGCATACTTACCATCAGGTTGAGTAATACGAACGATGCGCTCTTCACCATAGAACTCTGGAACAAGCTTCATAGTAATCTCAGCCAGGTCAAATCTAGCGATACGCAACTTGTTAAGTACAGGAACGATTGAGTTCTGTGCTTGAGCGATAGACAGGTTAGCCTTCTTAGCTGACTCATACTGAGACGCTTGCCCTACGAACGATGGGTTAAGACCAGCTGAATACAGAATGTTGTCTTTAGCGATCTGCATCATCTGAATGTGAGTGCTTGCTAACGCTGTATTGTCAATAATCTGAACTTTACCGTTAGTTAGTGCGCCATCGTTTAACTTAGTGATGCCATCAGGTTTAGCTAATGTTTTCTTTGCATCGTTCCAGTCAACAAACGCGTCCTCTTCTGCCATAACCTGTTTAGCGTTAAGGTAGTGAAGTGCTTTAGAATGACGTTTATTAACCTCATCTTGAGCTGACACCATCTGCTTAACAAGGCCGTATGGTCTGTTATCAAGGTCTCTTGAAACAGTGTACTGAACAAATGGGAAGCGGTTCATCTTATACGGTGCTTTCTGCTCGTATAAAATCTGACCTTTCACCCAGATAACAGTGTTGACGTTACCGTCCTCATCTCTGTACCAAGTGCTAATTAGTCTAGGGCGTGTTTTGTCGCCACCTGCGTACCAAATCTCATCATCTGAGCTTGACTCAAAACTGATTACGCCTGATGCTGATGTTTCTACGTTACCAAGTTCTGCTTTAAACTTAGGAAACTGGGCTTTAACCATATTCTCATCTGTATATACAGCGTAGTGAACGTATCGTGCGTCTCCAAGGTCATCTCGTTTAGAGTAACCATCTGAGAACATATCTCGATAGTCAATAAACGAGTGCATTAGGTCAATGTCATCTGAAGAGGTGTCTGCATAAGCGTACATCCAACCTCTACCAGTAACAAACGCATCCTTAATCATGCGATCAAGCTCATCATCTGTTTTAGAGTTGTATGTAATATAGTTATATAGTTGTGTTTTGGCTTGAGCTAACTTCTCATCGTCAAGTGTGCGACCTGCCATTGTAACTTTAGGTCGGTTTTGACGCTCTGAACCGATCACAGAGTCAATCGAAGGTTTAATATGATTATAAGTAGTTACTGCTTGACCTCTATCTTGCAACTGCTCAATCTCTTCTGATGTCCAGTGCCTGCCGTGGTAGTAGTCGTACCAAGTTTTAGCGTCATCTCGCCATTCATCATCCCAACTAACTGAATCAGCGAACCAACTTGTGACCTGCTCTAAAAGTTTATCGCCTGTTAACTTACTTACTTTGATGTCTTCCATATTTAACCTTAAATAATTTTCCAACTAGCTTTAGAGTGCTTATTAAAAGCGTTTTCATAAAAATCACGCGTTCTTCCTGAGACTTTTGCTACTTCCCTAGGGTATTTTACCCTATTTAGGAAAAAACTTAGACTATCACTCCTATCGTCATGGGATGTCCTACCAAACAGCAACAACTCCCTCTCTAACTCAACTTGCTCTTTATCACTTTTGTTATGAAACACCCTACCTGACTCATAAAGTGGTTGTAGTTGCTCAATTCTAGCCTCTTTTGTACCTGCGTGGGATGAAATCTCTTCAAATGGAAACTTAATGGCCTCCCTCTTCATATCTTCACGAATCTCAAGGTACATCGCTCTTTGTGCTGCTATCGTCTCCATCCAAACTTTACGCGGGCTATACTTCTTTACCAGATTATACAACAATCTTCGGTTGTTTGATGGTGTATCTCTGTTTGCAATAACTTTAAGCACGTACCAGTCCTCGTTTGAGCTGGTTGCCAACACGACCAGAGCGGTTCTATCCGCCCTTTGCCGCTTGCCTACACGGTTGGGTAGCGCTGGGTCATAAGCGATGTAGACGTGCATCTGCTTCAAGTCAAGTTTACCAGCATCAAAATACTGAAAGTTCTCTTGTTTGAAGGTAGCCTCATCATCTGCAACCATCGGGTTGTTATGATACTCAGCGTAGAACGTACTCATCTTGCCCAACTGATTAGCGATGCGCTTCTCGCGCTCGTACTCAGCTTTAGGCAGTAACATCGGAGCGACCATCTCATCGTCATCGTCTATCGCCTCCCATTTGGCTGATGCGAACTCATCGTTTATTAACATCTGATGCAAAACAGCCATGTCCTTGATTATCGTACCAACGTAACAGATGTCGTACAGACCTCTCTTATTAACCGCCTTGAACACATCGGTTAAGATGAAGTTAAGTACACTGTTCTCACCCGCCGTCTCGTTGGTCTCAATATCGTCCAGGATGATGCAGTCAGGTCGAGTGTCTTTATGGATCAGACCACGAAGCGACTGCCCTGCACCTTTAGCGACTACTCGTATGCCACTCTTAGTAACGAAGTCAGTTTTAGCCCAGTCAACTGTCTTGAACCCTTTGCCCCCAGAGAAGTCCCTTATCAGCTTCTGATTAAACTCCAGCTCGTCACGTAGTCTAATAACAAAGTCTTTAGCCTTGTCCTCACTCTCAGACACAATAACAATAAACTTACGCTCCATGAACACGATGCGGTATATCGCCAACAGGAACGATATTAATGTCGACTTAGAGTGTCCTCGTGGTACAGCGATCGCTTTAAACTTATACGCTGAACACATCAACGCAAGCATATCACTATGAAGCTCTGGGTGTAGTGATGGAAAGTGATCTTTAAAGTAACTCTGCCCAAACAACATCAACGCCTCAGCCTGCGCCCTGTTGTTCGCCCCGTTCATCGCATTAGCACCACGCGCATTAGCCCACTTGCGATACTTGAATATGTCTTCGGTTGGTCGAGCTGTCCAGTCACTCATCAGCGACAACCTCTCCCTCTACGTCAATGATGTTACCGTTCGCTGCACCATGTAGCTCACGCTTCTTCTGATCCAGCATCTTCTTAAAGTCATCAGAGCCGACCTTAACCTCAACGTTAACCTTGATGTCTTCTTTAGGTGCGTCTGGTACGTTGGTTAGAAATATCTTAGAGGCGTTAAGGCGATCAACCGTCTTCTCGTTCTTGTCCATCGCAGTGTTGTACAGGTTCTCGTAGATGTCTTGCTTTTTAGTGATGAACTTTGTCCACCAGTCTTTGTTAGCAATGGTGAAACACTCTTGTACGAAACTACCTCTCTCTATGCGATGCACCATACGAGCAACTTCTCGTGGATAAGCTGAGGCTGGATACTTAACTTTAAGAGCCGCAACCTTCTCAGGGAACACTTCTTCAAACGCTTTGCGCCGAGATAACCCAGTGAACACCAGCTCTGTGTAGAGTCTACCTTGTTCTCTGCGTGGATCGCCGTTAGATTTCGGAAGGTTTTTTAAGTCTTTTTTAGTTAATGCCATAATTTCTACCCTGTTAATTTAGTGTTGGGATTGAAAAGGGAAAGAGGGAAACAACCCCAACGCGAAACAGTATATCAGATGTGGGGGCAAGGGTGGTTTTATACCCACAAACTTTACCGTTTAGCTATGATTGCGTTTTTCAACCTTAATGTTCTTTAAGCCTTACATTAGGTTATTTCAACCTTAAAGAACTTTAAGCCTTGGATTAAGTTATTTTTTGTCAAATTTGTTGTGGTGTCACTGTTACTATTACTACTTCCAACTTTTAGGGTAGGGGGGTATAAGATGCCATTGTAAAAGTTTAATATAATGCCAGCATATAGCAGGCCAGCATTACACGCGCAACGGTGCAAGGTGTTTAATAATCTATACACTATATCTATAAATTATATTTTTAATGGCCAGGATAATATTTACCTTGTCAGTTGATACAGCATACAACCGTTTTTAGTTATAAGTAAATAATTAGTTATTTAACATAATATAAATTATGTGAACCTATCCACCAAATTTAACATAATATAATATTAATGATCTCCCCTTTGCTGGTGCACCAGGTGCAAGCATTGACACCCCCCAACCTTTCAAGCCTATAAACAACCCTTTCAACCCTATAAACAACCCTTTCAACCCTATAAATAAATAACCCTTTCAACCCTATAAATAAATAAATAAATAAATAAATAAATAAATAAATAAATAAATAATATGGAGCAAAAATTATTTTTGATCCTTTAACCCGCCAAACCCGCCAGGCCATGCCATTTTATAAATAATAAATAATAATATATATGGTGCAAAATTATTTTCACTCTTTTACTTGACTTAAAGAAACTTAATGTTATAATGACCCTGACTTAAACAAAAAAGGAGCTAGAAAAATGAATACAATAAAAACAAAATACTTAAAACCAACTGATTTTGCTGGATCTAGAATATCAGTGTTAGTAAATGGATCATTAAAAATTATCCCTTATCAGTATCAATATAATACAAAAGAAAATCACGTTAGGGCAGCAATGAAGGCGGCGCAGCTGCTAGGCAAAAACCCTGGTTTTGAATACGATATACACAAGGCATTTAAAAAGGATGATTTTGTAAAGTCTAGCCAGGTTGGCTATTCAATAGAATTTTAGATAGATAATTTAAAACCAGGATAATTGGCGCCTGGTTTTATGTGATCGATCTGGATCAAGTGAGAAAAACTTTAAAACTAAAAGGATAAAATAAAATGAATAAATTATTTAATAATCTACCGAAAGACGAACTAAACGAAGAAGAAGCAATTTACACGGTTGGCGACTCTTTATTGTATCAATTCTACTGTGGTAATTGGTCGGCTTCAGTTAAAGAAATGACGGACAACAATTACACCACAACTGATTTAATCAAGTATATCAATTCACTAGACGATTGTATTGGCGGTTGGTTGGATTGGTTCGACCGTGAATTTTTCGCTGAATTAGGTGCTTCAACTGTTAAATTAAACTAAAGGGGATATTATGAGAAAAATAACTAAAGAAAGTGCAACAGCTTTACTTAATAGAGAATATTACAAAAACAGCAACACGCAAGTGACTGGCGGTCATTTAACTTTACACGGTTATGAGATTGTTGAATTAGCTAATAATGCTTTATATCTTGATAATTGTGGCTGGTTAACGGTCACAACTAAAGAAAGGCTAAACGGTGTTTTATCTGTTTTTAATACAGGCTTGAAAATAGTGCAGCGCAATTTTGAGTGGTTCGTTATGGATATGAGTAGTAGAAAGTTAACGCCATTTTATAATCAAATGAAAATCAATCTTAATTAAAGGGGATATTATGACAAACAAAGAAAAACAAACGCAAGCGGACTATATTAATAATCAAATCGGCTGTTTAACCAATGGCGGTGCTTATGGTTATAAGGTGCAAATTAGAAGCGGCGCTAATGGTGATGCTACAACCTGGATAGATATAAACAAAAGCCAACTTGATAAAATCAAGGCAATTTTAAAAACACTATAAAGGGGATATATGGATATAAATAAAATTATCAATTATAAAGAAAATAATATTGATTCTAAAATGAGTTTTATTAATGGATCGATTGTTTTTACAAGGGATATAAACGAGCCTGCAATGCTTTACAGTATTAAATATCGATATAAAAGGCTTTTAATACAGGATAGGTTAAACGGTGCGAGCTGGTGCAATGAGTGTAAACAATACGAGCCAAACACAAGCCAGGCGGTCAAATTTAAAAATAAATATAGGGGATATTTTCAATGAATATTAAAGATTTAACATTAATTGAGCGGTTAACCGTTCGGATGGCTCAATTTATAATGTACGCGTTTATATTTACCCTTTTCGCGGTTGTTTTGTTTTTGTTAACTGATGGCGTGATCGATTATTTAACCCTAGGCCAATACAATATAAACACACTTTAATCAATAATTTATAAGCATGGTATAACCGTGTTTATATATGATCGATTAAGATCAAAGGCCAACAATGGCTAACTTTAAAACTAAAAGGATAAAATAAAATGGAAATTACAATTAAAAAAGGTTGGGGATCAAAAGCGCAGGTGTTTAAAGGTGAATTAAGCAATAGACAAGCGCCAAAAACAATATTAAAACAATCTGGTATAGAATACTTTTTAAGCGATAAAACCTATTATATCGATAGTGACAGCTTAAAAATTAGATATACGACTATGAGTAAAGGCAGTTATTCAATGTTTAGAAACTTATATGTGAAGGTTTTAGGCGTGTTTGTATTTGTCCGAAGGGTAGATACTGAATTAACACAGCTTGATCCAGATAATGTAAACAGTGTTAAATCAACTATTGAAAAAATTATCGATCAAATGGTAGCGCCTGGTTTTAAAGCCAAACAAAAAGATTATTTTAACAATACATTTCAAACAAACTAAAAGGGGTAATGAAATGCAAGTAAATAACTTTAATAAATAACCTTTAATAATAAAACTATATAACCAGGTGCAAGCCTGGTATTTTTTGGAGATAAATAAAATGAATAATAGAAAATTAATACAAGACCCTTGGATCAAAACCCAGCAGGCGTATTTATTACGAGAAAAACTAGTTAACGAGCAAGGTTATAGGATGGCTGAAATGCCAGGTGTAACGGTTGATGTGTTTGCTTATATAAACGCTGATATGGGTGCAACTATAACCAGGATGCAAAAACAAATAGCATTTAAAAATACAAGCCTTTCAACGCTTAAGCGGGCTGTTGGTTGGTTATTGGATAATCGACTAATTTACCATAAGGTGGGCAAAGATAAGCGCACCAGGTTATTAATAGCAGTGGAGGTGTAACAATGAGTAGAATTAAAAATGATCTTATGGATAAGGTTGAACGCGGGGAGTATAAATACAACCCAAACGCGAAAGAGTATCAACCAATTAAAAAAAAGTTTTATACCGTAGTGGTTGAAGGTATGGATATAGGTTTACGTTTTAAAAATAAAGAAGATGCAATGGAGCGTGTTAATTCTTTTGGAGTTGATGCACATTTAAGTTATGTTATGGAGATGAGAAAATGAATATTAAACATTTAAACGATAGTGAGGTGGTTAGTTTTATATCTGGTGGACTAGATTATAGCAACGATATTTTAAAAGATATAATCGATGATTTGGTTAATAGGTTGGAACAGTGCGAAAAAGATAATCAAGATGCGATTGATGATATATCAAACCATTTTGAAGAGTTTGAAAGCGCTTATGCGACCGTCTCACATGATATTGATAATGAGTTAACAAAAGAATATAGGCACGAGTTAAAACAGCTTAAAGAGATAATTATGGAAGGTGACGAGTGATGGAAATAATATTTTATGGCTTAATCGTCTTATGGGCAGGTGTTCTTCTATTTTGTTTTTATGGAGATTTTGGAGATGACTAAATATATAACGGGTGCATTGCCTTGTAAAAACAGCGTTAGAGATAGTTTTAAGGGTGTTATATCAAAGGGTAACTGGATGCGTATTTTATGGCAAGAGTTTGATAATGAAGTTGACGCAATAAAATGGGCTAAAACAGTTAAAAATAAAGAATACGAAAAATAAAGGGGGTTTACATGATTGACAGAACAGAACAAATATTTATATTAGATGACGGACAAAAAATAACAGCGTCACAACTAGCCAAAGAATTAAGGATGTCAAATCCAGGGGCAAGGGTTAGATTAAAACAATCAAGCGACCCAAGAGATGTTTTTAGAAGGATAGGTCAATCTATAAATAAAAATAAACCAAAACAAAAAGGAGGGGTTTTTGCACAATCAACAGTTGATAACAAACAAATAAACACCATGAGAACCACTAAGGAGATGAAAGAACGTATGTATTTTGATCCCCTTGGACACTGGGCGTTAATTAATAAATGTATTTAAGGAGAAAGAAATGAGTGAATTATTTAATAAAATAGCAAAAGATGTTGGAGAGGCACATGGCATTGAACCTAAAAAACAAATGAGATCGATTGAAATTGATCTCACGTATGACGATATTGAATCCGTTTTAAGTGATGTTGTTCATAAAAACGAAATTGTAGAATGGGTATTTCCAACAAACGATGGTGAAGATATTTTAATCAAATTCGTACAACATAAGGATGAAGAGGCCTAAAATAGGGGTTTTGTGGTCATGTAGTCAAACCAGACACCCCCTTTTGGATACATTGGGAATACATCTCAAATCTATATGGGGTATAGGTTTTATAGCTATGTAGTCTTGTACCCTTTACTTGTATATAGTAATTAATATATATATAAATAAAAATAAATAAAAAAAAATAATATATACAGGTAGTAATGTAAAATTAAGGGACACAGGGGTACAGGGCACTCAAACCCTTGCTACATAAGGGTTTAGTATGTATCCAAACCGTTTTTAAGCTGTACCACACCAAATTTACACAAAAAAGGAGAAAGAATGTTAGAAAACAGTTATAAACAATACCAAGAACTTGGCTTTATTTTACAAAAGGCAGCAAAGCATAAAAAACACGCTCACAGAAAAGGCAGTTACCAGGAGCGAGAGAACGAACCATACGAACACACTGCAACAGGTTACGTGGGAATTATTCCTAAAGGCATAATCATTGTTGACAACGATAAGTATCAAGATGAAGGAGCGTCTATGAGTAAATTTATCAAAGATAACAATTTACTAAACGCAGAACCTTTTGCCACAACACCTTCGGGCGGTGAACACTACGCCTTTTATAATCAATACCCTGATAAACTCGTTGGTAGCACTAAAGACTATCCAGCGTTAGACATTTACGCAGGTTATCAGTCAGTCATCCCAATTGTAGGTACAACAGTAGAGAACAAACAAGGAGAGTTGGCCAGTTACGCTTGGGCTGATGAGTTTGACGAGTTTATCGTTAACGCTTGGAATAATACTTTCTTAACAACGCTAAATATGCGAGATAGAGGTGAGAAACGAGATAACGACTATGACGAGATGGGTTTAACTCTGGCGACTAAAGAAGACAACATGCCAGAACAAGAGGTTATCAGTTTATTAAGCGCGTTACCGTCTGAACTCGAGTATGACGTTTGGTTACAGGTTGGTATGTGTTTATACGACAGATACGAAGGTGGTGAAGAGGGGCTTAACAAATTTTTAGAGTTTGGTGAGAAGTCAGATAAAAACAATGAGGACTTCACACGCAGTAAGTGGGATAACGGTCACTTGATCCCTAACCAGATGGACTACCGCACACTCAGATCAATTGTTGGTGAGGTAAAGAACATCGAGCTTGATACTCTTATTAAAAAGATTGATAGCTTGGAGGACATCCACGCTATCGCTGAAAAAATTGAAAGAGGTGAGATTCCTCTTAGAAAACGCGGGATGGATAGAAAAACAGTTGCTGAAGAGATCGGACAAAAACTTAACAAGAAAATTAAGGAGCATAACACTGCTAACCCTAAAGACACATGGAAAGTTACACAGGCATCAACGTTTAGAAACAATTTCCTAAAGGCAACAGTTGAAGAGGTGGACAACCCTTCTGGGTGTAGTGTGTTTTTATGCAATAACAAATACGTTGTTAAATGCGGTGACAGAATTGTGGAAGAGGTTGGAGCACAGGCGCTTGGCACAATGTTGAAGTCGTTTAAATACAGCAAGGAAGAGATAGACGCTCTTAAAAACAATCTGGTTGCAATTTCTGATGTTAAAGTTTTGCCAGAATACACACTAGACAAGAACATTGAGTTTAGTGTTGAGGACATAGACGCTACCAAACTACCTTATCTGATGGTGCGTAAAAATCCTCTTATCGATGTTAAAGGTTACATCCATGACGAAGAGATTATTAACGACTTTGCTTATGAGATTTGGAACGGTAAGTTAGATGACATCATTGAACTTATTGCTTTAACGGTGAAACTAAAAGAACAGAAGCTGAACAGGTTGATGTTGGTTGCACCGTCCAACAGTGGTAAGTCAGAGATTTTCACAATGCTGGGCTTCCAGAAAATAACGATGAACCGTCTTCTTAACGGTATGAGAGGTAACAAGGGTGTAGGTGGTGGTGTTATTAGCGGGATTAAGAACAGCGCGTTACTACTTGTCGATGAGGCTAACACCCCTCTGGAGGCAGAGATCAAGGACTTAGACAAAGAGATACACATTGATCAGTTTGGTAGTGGTGGCACGCAGATACTGCCCCTTCACTTCACAGCGTTAACCTCTACACACAAGACGGCCACTAGAAATAACTCCGATGAGTTATACAACCGTTTTTTACAAGTGGAATTACGCAAAGATGAGATGAAACACACCATCATGGGATCAGAAGTCTTCTTGAGAGACAGTGATAGATACACTCAGGTTACGAAATCTTACATCCTAGGGCGTTTTATGGAAATCATACACTCTGATAAGGGTAAGGATGAATTAAGGGCTTTACAGGCTAAATACAGACTCCCAACTAACAACGACCTTGATGTGTTGTTATACGACATCGCAGAACTGTTTATCAAACAAACGAAAGCGTCTGCAAGAGATGACGGAGACGTGATACTTAAAGGCGATAAATATTATTACAAAAAGAAACACGATGTTAAAGAGTTTTTCACAGACCACTTGCAGGAAGTCCCAGCTATTGATATTGGTAAGTATGAAGAGATACTAACAGATCACTTTATCGGTAACAAGAGAACGAGTGTGAGGATTAACGGAACGCCTAAAAAAGTCTACAACGTCACGCTATTACCGTATAGCACAGATGAGGATGAACTTATTATTTCACATTTTGATGAACTTTAAGTTTATTTAAGGTATAATAGAAATTCAACAACAACAATAAAAGGATAAAACGATGAAAATAACAATTGAAATTAACAACAACGAAGATGTAACTGAAGCGATCCAAACACTTCAGAAGCTACTTGTAAAAAAGGAAGTAGTTAAAACAGAACCTGAAAAGCAAACACCTAAAAAGACTACCAAAAAGGTAGTGAAAAAGGAAGAACCTAAATCTGAAATAAGATCAGCTTTAGAGCCTAGTGCAGTGTTTGAGTTAGCTAAAGAGTTGGCTAAGAAACACGGTTCAGCTAGGGTGAAAGAGGTGATTAAGAAGTACGGTGAGAAGATGGCCGACATCAAAACAGAAGACTTAGTTGCCTTCAATAAAGACTTGTCGAGCTTATCATGAAGCACGCTAGATTAAGTCCATCTTCAAGTAGTAGATGGTTAACCTGTACTGCCTCAGTCAAAGCTTCTGAGGGTTATGAGAACAAATCAAATCCCGCGGCGAGATGGGGTACGGAAGTACACTATATCGGTGAACAGTTACTGAAGGGTGAGAACATTGAGGTTGGACAAACACTAATAGAAGATGGTGTTGGTTTTACAGTTGATAAGGAGAGATTAGATGTTGCAGAAGATTACACAGACTACTGTCGTAGTTTGTACACTAAAACAAGTGAAGTGTTGGTGGAGGAGACTTTTAACCTTTCTAGCATTTCACAAAACCAGTTTGGTACTTCCGATTGCACTATTGTTGACGGCAGTTCTTTGCACGTTGTTGACCTAAAAACAGGTCGCAATATTGTACACGCTGAAGACAACACTCAGATGATGTTGTACGCTGTTGGTGCAGTTGATTATCTTGAGTTTCACGACATTGAAGAGATCACTTTACACATTGTACAAACAAGAGCAGGTCACATCTCTGCTTGGACTTTAAGTAGAAAGATGCTTGAAGAGTTTAGAACACACGCACAAGAGATAGCTAAGAAAATTTTAGCGGATAATGTAGAGTTCAACCCTAATGATAAGGCTTGTAAGTGGTGTCCTCACCAAGTGGATTGTACGGCACTTGCTACCCATGTTGAGACAGTTGTTAAAGGTGCGTTTGATGGGATTGAAGATATCGATGGTCAAGCAGACAAGATATCGATCGATCACATCAAGAAAATCCTGGACAACGAAGCCTTAATCACAGGGTTTATCAAGGCAGTCAATGCAGTGGCGCTTGAGAGAATGGAGCACGGTGAGTCGATCAAGGGCTACAAGTTAGTTAAGTCTCGTAAGAACAAGGCTTGGAGAAACAAGTCAGAAGCTGAAGAGATGTTAGCTAAAGAGTTTGGTGAAGATGGGTTTAAGAAGTCTATCATTACACCAACTCAAGCGTTGAAGCTTGGTAAACAACTAATGGTTGACATTGGCGACTCGTGGCACGTACCTGAAGGAGATGTGGTGTTAGCACCAAACTCAGACAAGCGAGAGCCCATCACCAGTGTTAGTGATAGTTTTGAAGGGATGTAAGGAGAAATATATGATGCAACATAAACACGCAAAGGTTATTCACGCATTCGCTGAAGGCTACACAATTCAGAAGCTAGAGAAGTTATGCTGTGACAAGTCTCACCAAACTTGGTGCGATATAGATGTAGCACCTATGTGGCATGAGGACGAAGAGTATAGGATTAAACCCGTATCAGAGAGTATCCATGAAACATAGTGAAGAGTTGTGTAAGAAGAAACTTGAGTGCATCGTTGGCTTCTTAGATGAAATACAAGACCAGTTGGAATACCCTAAGACGGACAGAGAGCAATGGGTTAGAGTTAAGCTAGAGTTAGCATTACAAGATTTGGAATATTTAAGTGGGGAGTTTGAAGATGAACATTAAAGAAGCCATAACAACGTACCAATAGGTTTACCTACAACAACAGCACAAGTGCTACATAAGTTAGAACACGAGACTAACCCTGTTACTAAGTGGGTGCTTCGGGAGATTATTGGTAATAGAATTGATAATGCTTTAAAGGGTAATGAGGTTAATTTAAAAGATTAATTCTTTAATAAAATTTAACTTTCTTAAAGAAAACTATGATATAATAGTACCTGTTAGCAAGACAAGCTTGTTAGCACTTAAAATATAAATATAACTACAAGGATAAAAAATATGTCAAATTTAATGATTAAAAACGCAAGACTAAGTTTCCCATCACTATACTCAAAGAGTGTGTTCGATGGTAAAGAAGGTAAGTATGAAGCTACCTTCTTATTCCCTAAAACAGATACAGCTACTTACGATGCAATTATGGCTTCGATTGAAACTTGTAAAAGCGACAACAAGATTAAAGTATCAGCATCTAAGTTGTTCATCAAAGATGGCGATGAAGTATTTGATGAAAAAGGATACGATGGTTATCAAGGTATGTGGGCGGTTAAAGCGTCTAACAACAAACGACCAACGGTAATTGACAGAGAGCGTTCTCCAATCCTAGAGGAGGACGACATCATTTACGCAGGTTGTTATGTAAATGCTCTTATCAACTGCTGGGGACAGAACAACAACTTCGGTAAGCGTATTAACGCTAACTTGATGGGTGTTCAGTTTGTTAAAGAAGGTGGTAGCTTCGGTGACGGCGCGAAAGTAGCTGACGCTGGTGAGTTTGATGAGTTAGACGACTTGTAAACTCTTTGGGGAGATAGCTCTCCCCTTAGTATCCACAAAGAAGAATATGGTATCGCATCTAGTCAATGCACCCACAATCTCCCTCCATATTCTTCTTTGTGAGTATTTTATTAACTAAGTGTTCCACACTAAAAAAGGATAAAAATGAAAAAACTAATTTGCTTGGATATTGAAGTTTATCCAAATTACTTCTTATTGGCTATCAAAGGTTTAGACAGCGGAAAGCTTATTACATTTGATACGCAAACTAAACTAGCCCCCCAAGATAAGCGAGGCATCCACAAGGTGTTGCGTTCTTACACCTCATTCGGTTATAACTCATCTAGGTATGATATGCCGTTGATTCAGTGTATGTTGAACGGTGACTCTTGTAAGGACTTGTACAACAAGTCAAAGAAGTTAATCCAAGACCGTGTACCACACTGGCGCATAGTAGAGATGACAGAGGACTGGGATCACATCGATATCAAAGAACCTGCCCCTGCTGTGATGATTTCATTGAAGAACTACGGTACTCGTCTTGGTAGCAAGAAGTTATGGGACTTACCCTTTGACCCACATATCCCACTAAAAGACTCGGAGATTGAAACTCTTAACGCCTACTGTGAGAACGACCTTGATACAACTATCGATTTATATCATAGTATTAAACATCGCATTGAACTGCGTGGCGAGTTAAGCGCACAGTACAGGACTGACCTTAGATCAAAGTCTGATGCTCAAATCGCTGAAGCTGTGTTTGTTAAAGAGTTGAGGTACAAAGGTAAACCACCTGAACTTCCTAAGAACTATCGAGTTACGTATAAGCCACCGTCTTGCGTCTATTTTGAAACAGATGACTTGAATGAACTTCTAACAGACATTACGGCTGTGAGGTTTGAAGTTGGAGCGAACGGTTCAGTTAAGATGCCTAGGGAGTTATCCAACAGGAAAATTGTGATCGGTGATACAACCTACAAGATAGGTATTGGTGGCTTACACTCACAGGAGAAGAGACTTGTAGTTGAGAGCAACAAACATTTTGTACTTAGAAACGCAGACGTTGCCTCCTACTACCCCTCTATGATTTTGGAATTTGGCTTCTACCCTAAACAGTTTGGTAGGAAGTTTCTTGATGTGTATCGAAAGATTTATGACACCAGACTCGCGGCCAAACATAGAGTGAAAGAAATAAAAGCTGAACTTGACGAACTTAGAAAAACTGTGGTACAATTGGAAAACAAACTTCAAAAGGAAAACAATGTATCATAAAAGAGGTAAAAAAGTTCAGGGTTATTTGGTGAAAGACCACCCTTTGTATAACACTTACAATGGCATGAAAAGACGATGCAACAAAACTTATGATGTGTCTTATGTTAACTATGGGGGGAGAGGTGTCTCTGTTTGTGATAGATGGATGACCTCGTTTGAAAACTTTACATTGGATATGGGTTTAAAGCCAAACAAAAACTATACATTAGAACGAGTTGATAACGATAAAGGTTATTCACCTGAAAATTGTATTTGGGCTTCTCGTAAGACGCAAGCAAATAACAAACGAGTCTACAAGACCTCATCAACAGGGTATGGTGGCATACGCTTAACAGAAAGTGGAGGGTTTCAAGTCCGCACAAAAGGGGATAGAGAGGTTTTAGGTGTCTTTGCATCATTGAAAGAAGCTCTCAACGCACAAAAGAATAGGATGAAAAATGAAGAGCCTCGTTTAAACAATACAACAGGTCACACTGGGATTAGTGTTCATAGTAATGGGTCGTATATGGTTCGTAAAGTGATAGATGGTAAGCGAGTCTATCTTGGGAATACAATGTCCTTAGAAGAGGGTATTGCGCTTTATGAGTCTGGGTTAAAGAAAAATAAAAAGGAGGGTTCTTGTGGAAGAGATGAGTTTGGAAGATACAAAGCAAAAAATAGTTGATCTTGAAGAAGAGCTAATTTTGCAAAATGTCACCAACGAAGGTGGTAAAATTCAATTAAACGGCTCTTTTGGTAAGCTAGGCTCAAAGTATTCTAAGCTTTATTCACCAGACTTAATGTTACAAGTTACGTTAACAGGCCAACTAATGTTGTTGATGTTAATTGAACAACTACATAAGAGAGGCTTTAGAGTTGTATCGTCAAACACAGATGGTGTTGAGTATTATTGTGAGAGAAGTAAACTCCAACTAGCACAAGCGATTATCGCTGATTGGGAGATAGACACAGGTATGGTTATGGAGCACGGTGAGTACAAAGGTCTGTACGCTAAGGACGTGAATAACTATGTGGCTGTTTACGATGGTTACGTTAAAGCTAAAGGTCTTTATACAAAAACAAGTCTAATGAAAGGGCGCTCAACTCCTATTATATTCGAGGCTATTAGAGAGTATTTACTTAACGCTATGCCCTTGTCGGAAACTATTATGACTTGCAAAGACATTAACGAGTTCGTGTCTGGGCGCACAGTTAAAGGTGGGGGAGAGTACGATGGTGAGTACCTTGGTAAGGTGGTGCGCTGGTACTACTCAACGCAGAGTACAGGTTATTTGTCTTACCTAACTAACGGTAACAAAGTGCCTAAGACAGATGGTGCGAAGCCTATGATGGACTTACCAGATGAGATTCCTGCGGACTTAAATTACCAATGGTACATTGATGAAGCAAACAGTAAATTAGAGGATTTAGGGTGTTAAATAAAAGCGACTTACACGAGTATCAACATAAAGGTGTGAAGCACATCTTAGAGCACAAAAACTCTGCTTTGTTTCTTGACATGGGTCTTGGTAAAACAATTACTACCCTGACAGCTATTGAGGAGTTGATTTACAAAGATGTTGAGAAGGTTTTGATTATTGCCCCTCTTAGGGTTTGTAATAGTGTGTGGGTGCAGGAAGCTGAGAATTGGGAACACACTACGTATATGAGCTTCACTAACCTATCTGGTGGTAGCGCCAATATGTTGAAAGGTTTGAAAGAATCTAGCGACATTTACTTAATCAACAGAGAGAACGTTAAAGCTCTAATTGAGACAACAAAAGGTAAGTGGGATTTTGATATGGTGGTTATTGACGAGAGCTCATCGTTTAAGTCCTACTCATCGCAAAGATTTAAGGCACTGAAGAAGGTTCTGCATCTAATCGACAAGATGGTTCTCTTAACAGGTACACCCTCTCCAAACGGATATATGGACTTGTGGAGTCAGATATATTTACTTGATCGAGGTGAGCGTCTTGGTAAAAACATAACAGCGTTTAGAAACAGATACTTTACAAAAGACTTTATGGGTTGGTCTTACGAGATTAACCCTTACGCCCCCGCTAAGATTCAGAGTCTTATTAAAGACGTTGCGATCAGTATGAGCAGTGAGGACTACCTTGAACTGCCAGACTTCATACCAACAGTCTTAGAAAACAAACTTAGCGGTAAGCTTCTTAAACAATATAAAGAGTTTGAGAAGGAAATGTTGCTCGACCTTGACGGTGAGTTAATTACTGCAATGAGTGCAGCCACTCTTTCAAATAAACTTCTACAATTTTGTAGTGGTAATATTTACGGGGAGGATGGTCAAATACATCACTTCCACGAGCTGAAGCTTGACACCCTTCAAGAGATTATTGACAGTAGCCCTGATGAGAACTTACTTGTAGGCTACAACTACAAACATGAGCTTACAGCGCTTAAAAAGAAATTCCCTGACGCTGTTGTGTTAGACAAAGAAGGGAAGGCTGTGGAGCAGTGGAACAGAGGTGAGATAAAGCTTCTACTCGCCCACCCTGCATCAGCAGGTCATGGATTAAATCTACAAAAAGGAGGGAAGACATTAATATGGTACGGTTTTACCTGGTCACTTGAGTTGTATCAGCAGTTTAACAAACGACTACATCGTCAAGGACAGAAAGATAATGTGAGGTGTATTCATATTACTGTTGGTGATATTGAATATAAATTAATGAAAACGTTGAGTCAGAAAGACGCAACTCAACAACAACTATTAGATAACTTAAAAGGATAAAAATATGAGATTAATTAAAATTAAAAACCACCTGGTAAACGAAGATAAATTTATTGGACTTTTTTGGGAAGACAGCTACCACGCGGTTGCTTATTACTATGGTAGAAAGGGCAACATTGCAACGGCGATACTAGCAAAAGGGGATGACTGGCGAGTAGCTATGAAAGAAGCAGCTGCTGATATGCTCTTCGATTTAGAGCAAGAAGAAAAGGAGGCATTTGATGGAGAGAGACGTACAAAAGCAGATAACTAAATATCTTGAAGGAAAAGGTTATTACGTTGTGAAGGTAATTAAGGCAAACAAAAGCGGTGTGCCAGACTTACTCGCTTGTAGTAACCAAGGTAAGTTTTACGGTATTGAAGTAAAAGATAAAGGTAAAAAGAAGAACGTAACCAAACTGCAAATGTTGCACATAGACCTGATAAATAAGACAGGTGGTGTTGCATTTGTGGCTGATTCTATAGAAGACGTAAAGGAGCAATTATGAGTAAAAAAGACGAACATATCACAGTAACACCCGAGGTATTTGAAAAACTAAAAGAGCTTTGCAGTGGTACGCTACGAACCAAACGTGCTGAAGTTAGTAAGTTGATCGAAGACGAACACAAGAAAGTATTTAAAAAGGAGAAATGATGTTTGAATGTAAACAATGTGAAAGAAAGTTCACTAGCCAACGTGGGTTATCCATGCACCTTCATAAGTGTGTGGTTGGCGACCCTAGGGTAGTTAAACTTGAAAAACAAATCGCTACTACTAGAGACGCAGTGGCTAAACACCAGTTAGAGATGGAACTGAAGGAGCTTAAAAATGGAACTGCGCGCAGTTGATCTGTTCGCAAGTATCGATTTACACGGTCTTGCGAAACACTACGAGAAGATGAACCCTAAGTTACAGATAACAGTTGAGAAGATAGAGGTTGACAAATCAGACAGGTTATCTTCTTGGTTGTTTAGGGTGGAAAAGGATAATCAATTGGAGAATATGTTTCTCGACTCAGGTACACCAGAAGAGGCGTACCTGAAGGTCGAGTCTAAAATATATCCTTTTTTGAAAGATTAATCGTCAAAAACACCTTTTTTAGGGTAAATCTTCTCAACAGCTTCACCAGAACCAGGAGGTGTACCTCTGTAGTTTGGTTGGTCTGTTAATAGAGGTTTCGAGACTACCTCACCAATAGACCCATGCTCAACAGGTCTGGATTTGAAGTATTCCTCTTTATAAAGTGATTTAGGGTATTTACCAACTTGCCCGACAGTCAAGGCTCTTGCCTCAACTTCACCGTGTAAAGATAGGTACTGTTGGTAAGTTAAACCACTGGTATTACCACCTTTAGCGAAACCTTCTAAACCTTGGATAGCGTGTTGAATCTCGTGTACTAAAGTCTCTTTGATGTTTTTAATCGGCTTTATAGTACCTTTTTGCGTCCAATCGAACTGTCTATTTAGTCCAATTGAACCATCAGAAGGACGGTAAAAACCAAGGGTGCGTCTATCCACCATTGATGTAATGTGTACAACTCTGTCAGCTATTTCTGGATACGCTTCATATAACTGTGGCATATCGATAAGGTCTTTTAATTTATGTTGGCCTTCAGTGAAGAACTTGTCTTTACCAGCGCTAATCTTAACGTCTTTACCGTCAAGGTGAAACTTCCAACTGTCATCAACCTGGTCAAAATACCATTGCGTCTTTTCCCAAGTCTTTTTGACATTAGCTGCATCTGTAATATCACCTTCAGAGAAAACTCTACGAGCTTCACTTGGTACAACCATATCACCAATCTGTTTCTCAGCCGCGAGACGAGCAGCGTCTTCATCGATCATCCGTCCAGCACCTGTCTCACCAATCATTTGACTAGATTCGTAGTAACCACCTTTTTGACCGATTTCAAACTCTTCAGCACCTTGCTCACTAATACTTTTCAATTGATTAACAAATCTTGAGAACATAATCGCACCTCTTTGTTCTCTCAACGTGTAGCCTTTTGGCATAGTGTCCATATCAAGAACTTTTGGTAGGTTCTTAACTACATAGTGCATCCTAGCACCCTTAGTTAGACCTAACCATTGTGCAGTGTTTTTAAATGCGAAAGAATGAACACTGTAGGCTGCTCTTATTAGTGGGTTCATAGTTAGTGTGTTTTCACCACCTTCTTTACTTAGAACCGTTTTAGATACTTTCTCAACATTGGCGAATACGTCTTTATATTCTTTCATCAATGATTGAAGAGCCTTACCTTGAGGTGTCTTGAACTGTATCTTATCAACATTTTCATACACTTTCATGAAGTTGACAAAACCATCTTTCGTCTGCTTATCTAAGATATTGCTAACTAACTGACCTTCTACTTTATTTGAAGCTTCACTTCTTTTACCCATCAGGGAAATAAATGAATCGTACGAGCTACCTTTTCTCTTAGCCTTCATCTCACGTACGATTGTATCAAGGTGTTTTTGCTCGATATTACTATCTTCGTACTTAAATCTTGAGAAAAGCTTTTTAACATTAGCTTGCGCTTTCATTTTCTCAAGTTTAGCCAATGTGTCATAGCTATCGTGCATTGTTTCTGGTAAATACTCTTTATATAAAGCATTTAAATCGCCATAAATTTCTGTATTTTTGACGTAAATATCTCTTTCAGCTTGAGTCAAGTCTCTTGATGGTTTGTTTTTAATAAACCTGTTAAAGAAATTAGATTTTAATTTCTTTAACATTGGTAAGTTTATCTTACCTTCGTAAAGCATACCTAGAGCTTGTTGGTCATTAGCCGCAAGTTGTTGGAATAAAGGAATTGCCTCTCTGTGTTTCTTTAGTGGTACAGATATGTCACCGTAATGTGATCTGATAATATTATCAAATTCATCCCACGCTTGACCTCTAAGTGTATCAACCTCATTTACAAGGGTTTGGACACCTACCTCATCAGCTTTATCAATTTTAGACTGTAGGTCATCACCAAGAGATTTAGCATACTTGTTGAATTGTGAATGTAGGTTGTTTGCGTCACTTTTAGTTAACCCTTGGTATAGAATTTCTCTAGCATTTGGGTTTCCGAAGGCAATCGCTGTTGCTTTTTGACCCTCATTCATTGTTTGAGCGTCAATACCCATTATCTTAGCGTACTTATCAAGATATGATAACTCTTCCTGAGCGGTCATATCAAGGTTTTCTTTAAAACGGCTGTATAACTTACCCTCACCACCTAACGCAGGTATCTTGTTGATAATCGCACCAATCAACTTACCACCAGTCATAGTGATAGCACCTGCTGTAGTACCGCGTTGTGCAGACTCACCATAGGTTTCACCTTCTACAACACCTTTAGCAAATTCAGCGCCTGTTTCATAACCAGTAGCAATCCGTAAGTCGTGTGCTAATTGAGTGCTAACAACTTCTTTTGTGGTTGTGGTAGTTACGCCTGGTGCTACAAATTTAGTACCTTTAAGGAAAGGAAGTGCTATAGCTGCTAGGTTAAAGCCCATTGAGCCAATGTTAGCTGGTGTGAAAATATCACCCTCTTTATGCCCCATTCGTCTTTCAAGATCAGCAATAGTCTTTTGATTCTCAGCAAACCACTTACGAGTACCATGCACTTGTTCAGCGCCAACAAGGTCTCTTACCTTGTTTTCTAAGTCTTCACCGAGAACAGCCAACATTCCTAAAGGTTCTACAAACTTATAACTAGAAATACCAAAAGAGGTTGCTGATGCTTCCAGGTCACCAATAGGGTCTTCAACAGGAGCATCTTGTTCACTAAATTTATTCTTAGCTGTTTTAAGCTTTAAATAGTCAAGCTCCGCTTGCTGTTGTTCTTTATATTTCTCTTGAGGCATGTTGGCAAGCAGTGTGTCATACTGACGTTGCATAAGCGCATCACCTTCATTCTCTTGTTTAAGTTGATTCAAGTTATTAAGCTTGTTCTCATACTTATTATTAATAGCTTGAATCTGCTCAAAAGGAAGATCAGGTTCATAAGCAGGTTGTGTTTCTACGACAGGCGCGTCTACAACAGGTTGTGTCTCTACAACAGGTTGTGTCTCTACGACAGGAGCGTCTACCTCTTGGGTAAACTCTTCTCCGTCATTCCATAAAGCAGAACTCTCAATTTTACGTTCTTCTTCAGGTACATCGACCCACTGGCCGTCAGCTAATCTAACTGTGTTTACATTAGAAGGAATGTCAATGGTCATATTAATCCTTTATTTGAAGAAAGGTGATTGTTGTTTTTTCTTACCAGTAATCGCTCTAAGTTTGTTGTACTCTTTGTTTGGAAGAATGTCTTTCATTTCTTTATCAGGGATAAGTCTACCCATCACTTTCCAATTAGTTAATTTACCATCTTCATACAAAGGTGTAGCTGGCGCGTAACCGAAGTCTTTAGCGTTTTCATAAAAACCAGCTTTAATCACCACTCGAAGATATTTCTTCTTGACTTGAGTTAAGTGTGTTTTCTGAACACTAGCTTTTAAATCTTTATTCAATTCAGCTGTAGTTGACTGCAACAATTTAAGCTCGAGCTCAGTTACCTGGCCAAGAGCACCACCTGTCTTAGATTCAGCTCTCATTTTACGCAACTCTTCAAAACCCATAATAGCGTTGATCGTATTGTATTTAGATTGTAAGCTTAGACCTTCTGTGCCACCAATCCAACCTGTGACCTGTGCCGCAAGACCTGTAGCGAACCACTCCTCATCTACAATGGCTAATGCT